TAACGACTTAGATTCTTTTAACGTTTCAATACCGTCAAATCTCTTTAAGATGTTTAATTTCTCCGATTTCGTAGTTGTGTGTTCCGTAAACAATCTCGTAGCGTATGCTAAGTTTGCGTTGAATACTCCAACTTCGTTTAATTTGTCTCTGAATACCTTTAAGGCTTCAGTTAATTCGCCGTTCTTCGTTTTCAAAGTTTTAATATCTTCGCTTAAGTCAGCACGACCTGCTTTATATTTTTTACCTTGATTTGAAGGGACTCTTGCGTCAGCTGCGTGAGTTCTTGATGCCTCTTCCATATCAGCTTCAGGAGTTTCTTCTTCTTCCTCAGACTCGTCAGTGATTTCTTCAGTTTCAGTAACCTCTTCGGCAACTTCTTCGTCAGATACTTCTTCGTCTAATTCGATTTCATAAACTACTTCTTCATCAGACGACTCTTCGATAGGTTCCGTTGACTCCGATACTTCCTCTTCAGCAACTTCCTCTTCAGACGATTCGTCTTCAGATTCGTTAACTTCAATTCTGTATTCGTCGTCTCCGTCCTCTAAGTGAACAGTTCCGTCTTCTTCTTGTGATACGATGATACCGTCTTCTTCTCCCATGGATTTGAAGACTTTTAGAATCTCTTCGTCAGATGCGCCTGTCATATCAATAACCTCGTCCTCCTCATCATCAAGTGATGGTAATTCTAACGTTGGCATTTCAATGTCTCCGAATTCCGATTCCTCTTCTGACTCTTCTTTAGAATCGAAGTCTTCTAACTCCTCTGACTCATCGTCATCGTTGTCTTCGTCTTCGTCTTCTATTTCGTCGTCATCTGATTCTTCAGATTCGTCTTCATCTTCAGACCCCTCAAATTGTTCGTCTAATTCAGTTTCTTCTACGTCTGTAGATTCTTCTGATAATTCTTCTGTAGGTTCCATCTCTAACGATGCTTCTACGTCCTCTTGAGGTTCTTCCATAGATTCTCTTACTAGCTCATCAATTTCTTGCTTCATTGTAGATGCAAGTATTTCTTTTGCGTTGTTCTTAACCGCTTCCTCAAGTTGTGACACCTGAAGTAATGCTTCTTCTAAGATTGATTTAGCCATTTTTTCTATGTTTTTTTAATGTATTTATTTTATTATACTTATATAAATATATTTGTAGTACGAAAAAAACATACTACAAACGAATAAATATTAAGTTTTTTTTTATTTTCCTAAGAATGAGTTTAATTTATTCATTAAGTTTAGTGTCTTATTATCAGTGATAGTAGGTTCTTTCTTATCTATAGACTCAGCATATTTCTCTCTATCCCCCTCGTCTTGGAATAGATATGCCCCTGGTGTAGATGGTGATGATACTAAATCAAAACAAACCATTTCGAAGTCATCTTGTACTTCATTATATTCTCCTGATTTCTTTAACGACCCAACACCTCTTGATGAGATACCTAATGTGACTCCGTGTAATAATAAATTCGCTGCGATATCACCCATACACGTAATCTGTCCTGTAGACCTAAATGCTTCAGATGTTAATAATTCAACTTTACCCATTAATATTTTACCGTCCCACCAACACTCAGTAATACGGTGTGATGTTCTCTCTAAATCGACTAAAGAAGTTTCAGGGTGATTTAATTCACCTAACGCTCTTCCTTGTTCTATTAATGTTTTATAGTTGTCGGTTTCTCTCTTTAGGATTCTTTCACCGTAGATTCTACCGTTTTTGTTTGGGGTATCGTATTTTTGAAGTACCGCATACAACACAAAGTTATCTTTATTCATCTCCTTCATCTCTCTGATAACTGATTTGTTTTCAGAAGGTTTTATATGACCAGCGTCATATTCTATAAGGATACCTCTTGTGTTCGTATCGTTTTGGTTCAATATTTTCATAATGTTACATATGTTTCTATACTATAAATATATTAATACAAAGAAAAATTTTATAAAGTTTGAGTATAAAAAAAGAGAGGACTAACCTCTCTTACTTTTATAGTACGTAAAACTTGAATAGGGGATAACCGAATTATCGATTATATTCTCTATTATGTGATTAACATCTGTTTTAAAATCTACGTCTCTAATCTCATAACTACCATTTGTAAACAGTGTTATCTCACAGTTCATAAAAGACTTCTTACCTTTTTCTAATCCACTCGCCCTAATATCTAAATCAACAATAAACCTATCCTTTTTAAATTTATCTGTAATATTTAGAGTTTCTGTTAATTTACCTGATATCTTACGTTTTAAACCACCTATTACGGTATTCCAATTAGTTACGTTATTTGTTGGTTCAATCCAACAGGTTATTTTAGAGTATATTGATTTTAAGTTTTTTGAGTCTACAGTTCCGTACCCACATTTAAATTGTTCATTAACATTTAAATTTATGAATTTACCTGATTTCATATATTATCATAATCTTTTCTTTTTATTGTCCCTGATAATATTATAGTAAAAATAACCCTACATGTCAAAAAACTTACTTTTTTTTAGAAGTATTGTATAATACAAAGATATTCCGTATATTTATAATAAATAAGAATTTAAATACAATCTATGTTAATAATAAAATTAGGAAAAAATGAATCTATCGAAAGAGCCTTGAAGAGATATAAAAGGAAAGTTCGTAACGTTAAACAACAACAACAAATAAGAGAAAATAGATATCACGAAAAACCTTCGTCTATTAAAAGAAAACAAAAATCTAAGGCGGTATACCTACAAGCTAAAAGTGATAGAGAAGAACTTTAAGATAAACTTTCTTTAAGTTGTTCTAATTTTACTAAAGATAATAAATCAGAACCACTCTCGTCTACTTTCTTTTCAACTTCTAAAACAATCTCTTTTAATTCAACATTAGACTTCAATTCATTAATTGACTCTCTAAGTTGTGTTTTTAATTCAGTAACTATATCATTAACTTCTGACGTATTCATGTCAGTATATTTCTTAAACTTTTCTTTCTCAGATTCAGTCATTACCGAAAATTTGTCATTAAATTTAGTTACCAATAAAGAAGATAATATTGATTGTGTTACAGGATTAGTAGACTCCTTAATCTCTTTAGGTTCGGTTAAAATACCAACTAAAGTATTCTTTGACTCGATACGTTCCACTAATGTTTCGTAACCGTGATTGTGAACTAAAATATCTAAATGTTTTGTAGTTTCATTCTCATTACATTTTACTTGACCAACCAACGTAGAAAGTTTCTTAACCCCTGAAACATAATCTTTAGTCATTAAAGATTTGATTTCATTTACTGCCTCAATGATAAACTCTGAAGCAATTTCTTTACTAGAAATGTGTCTGGTTTCGAAATCTGTATAAATGTTAAAAACCTTATTAAGAGATTTGTTTTCATTTAATACAGTCATTATTGTATTGAACGTTTTTTTAAACGTTTCTTTGTTTGTATATTCTTCGGCTAAGCGAGTATAAACCTGTTGTCTTAATTTTCCTAAAGCAATCATATTACAATGTGTTTACTAATAAATATCTTAAAGTTTGTATTAATTACTCTCCTAAGATATTTTTAAGCTTTTTTTCTAACTCAGTAGTTACTTCTTGACCCTTCATTAGATTTAATTTTTTAGGGACACCAAAGTCCTTAGTTTCTAATATAATGGATAAATCTTCTTCGGTATTACTCTCACCTAATTCACCACCATCAGTGTCCATTGGGATATCGTCAGTAGGTTCTTCCGTTGCTGGGGAATCCATACCTGTGTCTCCCATACCTCCCATATCAGAACCATCATCCACATCACCTGTAGGTTCAGGAGCATCAGGGTCTCCGTATAATTCATCTATATTTGTAAAGACACCTGTTTTCTTTATCACTTCTGATGTCGTTTCCAATTCACTAGCAATCGCCTTTTCAAAACGTTGTTGTTGTAAATCAAGTTTAACCTCTTCATCAGACATACCTAAAATTGTTTTCTTAGCCCATGTGTGTGATACTGCAGATATACCATTTCCTGGGTCACTTACCGCATCTTTATAAAGTAATATCTTTTCTTTCCAAGCCTCAACCTTAAGTAAGTCAGACTGTGTCGAAGGATTTGTTAAACCTAATGTAAAGTTATTAAGTTCATCCTCCATCCCTAACATATATAAATGGATTACGGCAATTTTATTTAACTCTTGAATCATTGCCTTTTGAATACGATTAATAGTTCTTGCGAAACGTATATCTTGTAATGATAAGTTTTTACCGTCAGCGACCACATCTTCAAACCCTAAAAATGCTTTAGGTATACGAAGTGCCGCTAATAATTTCTTTTGTATGTATTCGATATCAGCAATCTCAGAAAGGTTTTGTGCTCCTGGTAGTGTATCGATTGGGTTAGGTGCGTTAGGGTCACGTACAGGGATAAAGTAATCTTGGTCAACCGCCATTTGATTATACCTTTGGTCCACTTGCCCATTTGCAGGGTCTACTACATTATCTCTTTTAAACTTATTCGCAATTCGTTGTACATATTGGTCGACATCTTTATCGTCCATATTACCCACAAATACTTTGAATACCCTTCTTTCAGGTGCTCTTGAAGTTCTATAGATTAACATCGCATCCTCAGCTAAAACTAATTGTTTCCAAATACGTCTTGCTTTTTCTAGCATAGAAGTACCATAAGGTAATTTTCTATCGTCACCCAATAATCTAAAGTGTGCTATTTCCCACACATTAAACTCCATATCTTTTTCTTTCCAAACATATTTGGTTTCTCTTGATTCTGAAGAATTACTTTGATTACCACTTGACCCGTGAACATTCATTCCTTTCTCTATTCTTTCAACTTCCATATTCGGTAATTGGTTACAACCAATAATACCTTTCTTTGGGTCTAATTTAAGATAAAGAAAATTATCACCATACTTACATGTGTTTCTAGTCCACATAGGTAAGTTAGTGTCAATGTCTAATATGTTGTTAAATAAATCACCTAATATTGATTTAATTCTTTTACTCTCTGAATAAACATTTAAGATATACCCTTGTTCTGACAATGTCGTTGCTTCTTCAGCATATATATCTAAAGCCGCTGATATCTCAGGAGTAAACTCCATAGACTCATAATCATAATACGCAGCCATCCTATTTGGTTCATGAAAAACCGCCTGTTGGTATAACTGACTATCAATTTTAGTCCATTGGTTATTTAAGAACAACGCTTGTTGTGCTTGTAGTTTTTCCTGTTCATACTCCGCACTATCCGTAGTCCTTAACAATTCTTTCTTATCAAAATTGTATGTAGGTGCTGGGTCACTAACAGGACTTGCTCCTGTAGTTCCTCCAAATAGTTTACCTAATCTTTGATAAATTGTATAATTTTGCTCTGCCATGTTAACATATAAATATTCAAAATAATATTAGTTGAAATATTATTCTAAGTCAATATTAATTATTTCTTCTTTTACCACCCATTAACCATGAAAAATCCGAATAGTCTTGTCTACCGGCAACACGGTTTGGATTTGATGGGTTATTTGGTGCGATACCTCTAAACGGGTCCAGTGACCCTAATTGTCTTCTATTACTGTTCTGTTGTGGTTGAGGTGTGTTAGGACTATCTGTAACTGTCCATCCCTCTAATAATGCCTTTGTTGATGCTTCTGACTTTTTTAATAGTGAAAATGAGAATTCACCAACATATACACACATCGCCATAGCCATAATTAAATCATCGTGATGACCTTTCATATGGTCTGCCTTCCCATTAATATAGACAAAGGTATTCATTTCATTTACTAATCTGGTTGATTTTACAACAAAATTATGTCTTAATGACTCCTCAAAGGCAGCGACTATTTGTGTTCGTTTACTGTTAAACGATAAACCTGGCATTTTTTCATGTGCCTTAGGATTCCAAGACCATTTATCAAACGCATTGATACCATCAACATATAAGTCTTTATATCCTAATTCTTGTAGTTTCCTTACCGTTGCAACCCCCATACCTCCTGTGATATCTACAACTGTAAATGCTGAATACATACTACCCCATTTGAAACAAACATCCGCTAATTCGTCGGGGGGTATCTTACCTAAGTACTCAGCAACTTGTTCTCTGGTATCAAAATCGACTATACAAATAGACGATGAATCTTCGGAATCTCCTCGAGACACATCAACACCCATAATATACCTGTGGTCTTTAATCGGTTCATTCCAAACCCACATTTGACCCGCCATATACTTTTCTTTAGGTTCTTCTAACATTCGTTCCCTTATCATTTCAATGGTGTCAGGAGGTATTACGTTATCTCCCGAACCTAAGAAATTGTTCTCTAACTCTTGTGATATCTTACGTCTATCATATTTTAATTTTTTAGACATTTGTTCAAACCAACTAGAATATGGTTTATAACCTTTCTTAATTAATTTAGAAAACTCATCTTGATTATTTTCTATTAATACCACCTCATCGTCGTTATATTTATCCCTATTTAGAATGTAGTCAACAATGTCTTTAGTTTTTATCCACTTTAAGTCTTTGGTGAATCTAGGGTCTTTATACCATACCATTTCGGTAATCTTAAAATCGTTTAACCCTTGTTGGCTCTGAGCGTATATCTCATAATAAATTTTATCAAACCCGTTAGGTGTTGATACTACGATTACTTTACCACCCGTAGATAGAGACGCCATACATGCCGCCCAAAAATCGTTACCGGCATCAATATATGCCGCTTCATCAAAAACCAATACCGTTGGTGTGTACCCCCTTAGTGCATCCATAGAGGTTGCAACCGCCTTAACCTCACAACCATTATTCAAACGGAAGTGTGACTGAGAATCTTTATCTTTAGAAAACCCTACGTTAATCCATTCAGGCCATTGATTCAAAAACCCTCTAACCTTATTCGCCATTTCTTTAGCGGTATCAAGTTTGTTCGCAATAATTAGAACTTTCTCAGGTTGTTTAGGGGATGCGAATTGTAATTTTTTACTAACCCAAGCCGAGGTTGCCGTAGAAACACCCGCCTGTCTATACTTAAGTGCTAAGTTTTCATTATATGTGTCGTAATCCCTTATTAGTTGTTCTTGGTCAGGAAATAATTCAAAGGGGACGTATTTAGACTGAGTATTATCATACGTCTCTAAATAAGTCTTCAATGCGTAAGGAGTGTCCTTTAAACATTTAGTGTATTCTGTTATTAATTCCTGTTTAGTCATATACTATAAATATAAATCTAATTGTTTTATCATATCTCTACTAATACCAAAGAATTTTTTATACCCATCAAAATGTAAATACTCAGTAGTCATTCTAAACTCATAATTAGTGAATTGTGTCGCACAATGTGAAAGATTCCAAGTTTCAACAATTCTAGCGTCTAATGTTTTAGTCATTAACTCCTTATATAAATTAATATGGTAATCTAAAACCTCCCTATCTTTAAACCATAACAATCCAGCATTTAACCACTCTCTAACCATTGGATATTCAGGGTACTTTTTTGAGAAATATGATAACCTCTCATAATACTTGTCATCCAATGTGGTGCTTTTCTCATACATAAACCTAACATCGTCTTTAATATTAAACTTAGTCGATATAAAAATATCAGGGTCGACCCAAATAAAATCACAATCTTTTTGGTCCTCTAAAACCTCCAACTTCGCACCACAAAAAAATTCAGGTGTCGTTTTTAATTCGTGTAATGTTATAGGTAAATCGTTATAATGTTTTTCGCTCTCCTTATCACAATACAAATGAATGTCAGAATAAAATTTTAATGCAGATTTAATAGACACCCTAGTCATTGTGATTATCTCTTCTTTTAGGTCTCTGTTAAAAAAGTATTCAAAACCCTGCCTAAGTGAAGGGTCTAAATGTTGTGCGAATAATAATCTCATAGTGTGCGAATAATAATTTTATGTAAAAAAAATGGGGACATAAAGCCCCCATAGTATTTAATATGATTGTTTGTGTTTAGTTCAATCCGATACCAAAGTCACTCAAAAAGTCACCTAAATCATCATCACTAAAACCATCATTAATATCTTCCATAGAGTTACGGAACTCTTCCATTGCTTCCTCAGACTCCTCACCTTTCATTCTTTCAATAATACCATCAACTAATTGTTGTAAAACTAACTTACCTCTATCAGTACCACTCATTACCTCATTAGATAATGATAGTAATGTTTTGGCGTCCATCACAACAAACTCAGCATAAAGGGCGTTTTGTAGAAATTTCTTGTCGTCATCCATTAAAACTTCTTGTGGATATGACGCTCTGAATCTATCCCAAATAGCTGGACCTAATCTTAAATCCCATATCTCCTTATCTAACGTATCTTCTAATTCAACTACTTTATCTGCTTGGTCAGGTGATAAATCATCCATAGAATATGCTCCTAAGTATTCTTTAATTCCTTTAATCAGTTCGTGTAATAAAATTGGAAACGAAATTGCCGTAGCTTTAATCGTTGGTGGGTCAGTTTCCATATCCACTTCTTCTCTACCACCGACAGGTGCATCACCACCACCAGGAGAACCTCCCGGTAACATAGTCGATGCTGGTACTTGCCAATATAACATATCGTTAGCAGTCATCATAATACCGTATTGATTGAATAAGTTATCAGAACCTGTTAGTTCTCTTAACTCTCTTTGTACCAATGCGTACATGTAATGTCCTCTTTTAGATGAACCTTGCATGATTGCGTTTATAAAACGTCTTTTAGCTCTTTCTAATTTTAAGTCTTCGAAAGTCTCAAATGCTTGTTCTTCTTGTTCAAATTCTTCTTCTGTTGGTTCTTCGGGTGTTTGTGTAAAATCATCTTGTTTTACTTGTCCCATACCAACCAATTTAGACTCTAATCTAAATCTTTTTTCAGGGTGTGATTTTATTCCATATATCCCTGGCTCAAATTCAGTTAATCCTTCTTCATCAGCAACTAATTTAATAGAAAGTCTTTCTAATTCTGACTTATACCTACTTTCTGTTGCTTGAACCTGTTGGAATGATTGACCAATCATCGGCATTAATTGCATAATACCTTGCATACCTGTTTGAACATCTGAAGTGAACCCTGTGGCGTCTTTAAACTTATCGACCACCTGTTTG